GACTTGTACAAAGCCGATAGAAATATCAAAGCTAAAACTACAAGTTCAAAAGATGCTGCATCTTCCGTGAATCCACGGGGTCGTAGCAAACCTGCTGAAAAAGAAACTTCCAACTACTACAGAGAATCTGCTGTAGCAAAGATGTCTGCCGCCCAATACGAAAAAGTTGCAGACGAAATCATGGAAGCCATTCGTACTGGTAAATTTATTTATGATTTATCGGGTAGTGCACGTTAAAAAGTATTGACAATACAGTTTACTCATAGTATAACTATACCTATAGATAAGAGGTTAGACTCCTGTTGGCTACTCTAACCTCTATCATTTTCCCGCAAACTCATGTCTTTACGGATTACCTAATACGACTAGGCCCGTTATCACCTGCAAGCTATAACTGATCATTATATGCTGTAGACTATACGCACCCTAACACGATTAGCCTCTGAAATAAACCATGTAAGTTTGCATCTGTAAATCCAAGCTGTTAAGGAGAATTACAATGGCATTTGGAGCAGTTTCGGGCTATAACAACCTGCCTAACGGCAATTTCTCGCCCGTCATTTACAGCAAACAGGTGCAACTTGCCTTCCGCAAAGCATCTATTGTTGACGCAATTACTAATAATGACTACTTTGGCGAAATCGCAAACATGGGCGATACCGTCAAAATCATCAAGGAACCGGAAATCACTGTGTCGTCCTACCTGCGTGGTACGACCATTGCTCCGCAAGACCTGACCGACAACGACTTCTCGCTCGTTGTTGATAAGGCGAACTACTTTGCATTCAAAGTTGACGACATTGAAGAAGCTCACTCGCACGTGAACTTCCAATCGCTGGCTTCGGATCGTGCTGCTTATCGTCTTGCAGATCAGTTTGACCAAGAAGTTCTTGGCTATGTTTCTGGCTATAAGCAGTCAACTTTGCACAACAATGCTAACACTGTTAACAACATCGTTAACGGCACTAAAGCAAATACTTCCGCTGGTTCGGACGAACTGCTTACAGCTAACAAGCTGAAAAAGGGTAGCTTTGGTAACATCACCACTTCGGGTGCTGATGACCATTCGATCCCGGTTGCAGCACGTCTTCCCGGTGCAACTTCACTGCCGACCGCATACGTCTCGCCCGCAATGCTGGTTGCACGTATGGCTCGTCTGCTTGACGCACAGAATGTGCCGACGCAGGGTCGTTGGATTGTTGTTGATCCCGTCTTCATGGAAATCCTCCGTGACGAAGATTCTCGCCTTCTTAATGCTGATTTTGGTGGTGCGGGTCTTATGAACGGTTTGGTTCTGAACAACTTCCACGGCTTCCGTGTTCACGTTTCGAACAACCTGCCTTCGGTTGGTACTGGCGCTGCTACCACAGGTACTGCAAACCAGAACAGCAACTATGGTGTTATCGTTGCTGGTCACGATTCTGCCGCTGCAACTGCAGAGCAAATCAATAAGACTGAAACGTACCGTGACCCGGACTCGTTTGCAGACATCGTGCGTGGTATGCACCTCTATGGCCGCAAGATTCTTCGTCCCGAAGCTCTTGTGACTGCGAAGTACAACCTCGCCTAATAGCTACACAGTTAGGGGCTGGCATCATGCTGGCCCCTTTCCTGCATCCATATGAACCTAGTTAGCCAAACATATAAGTCTGTACTTAAAGAGACTCACGCTAAACTCAACGATACGTGGGGCGGTGGTCACAGTATAGATAAGCTTCCTAAGTATGAAGCTGATATGAAGGCTAAAGATGTTAGCACTATCCTAGACTACGGCTGTGCTAATGGTAAGTTCAAGGTTTATATGAATGCAAACAAGCCTCAGTATACTGTGTCAGAATATGACCCCGGTATTGTAGGCAAGGATGCACTACCACAACCTGCAGACTACATTGTATGCTGTGATGTTATGGAACACATTGAGCCTGAGTTGCTTGACAATGTACTTCAGCATCTACAGGGTTTAATGCTTAAGGGTGGCTTCTTTAATATCTCTACCAAAGACGCTATCACTCTATTGTCTGATGGGTCTAACGCACACAAGCTAGTACGTGATGGTGCATGGTGGGTAGATGTCTTTAAGAAGTACTTTGATTTGTCTAACATTGAGATCAACAGAATAGAGACAAACTTCCGTGCAAGTCCTAAAAGCAGTTAACAAGTATCCTGACAGTGTTATCGTAGCACTAGATGATATCTACAGCTTGAATGACAATATACATGATAGTAGCTTTCTGAATATTTTCCACAAGTCTTTAAGCATGAAGGGTATGTTAAACCCTATCTTAGTCTCAACTGAGCAAGGCTTTAAGACTAACACACATCCGTTTGATCGTAGGCCACAGCCTGAGAATGTTGAACAGATGTACCGCTGCATGATTGGTAACAACAGATATAAGTATGCTGTAGAGAACGGCTATACTCATATCGAATGCCTTGTCATAGATGACTTGATTACCCTTAAGGCAATGCACAATAAGACATTCTTAGAACCTAGAAAGATGTTACGTTAATGGCATACAACTATCTAGACCTTACAAATGAGGTGATCTCTAGGTTCAATGAGGTGCCTCTTACGTCTGCTACTTTTAGTTCTTCTAGAGGTGTTCAGACCCAGTGTAAGACTGCAGTTAATGAAACCATTCGCTACATTGACTCTATGGAATACAACTGGCCTTTCAATCATGCTTCTCGTCAAGAGACGCTTGTAGCTGGTACAACACGGTACACTATCCCTGCAAATGCTAAGCATGTTAACTATGAAACATTTCGTCTAGCTAAAGATGATAGTTTGAATTGCCCCGGTGGTTCGCTCAGCATTCTTGACTATAATGAGTACATTGATAGGTTTATTGATCAGGAAGATGAGGCTGGTATTGGTTCTATTCCACGCCAAATAATCCGTACTCCTGACAACAACTTTGCTCTGTATCCGTATCCTAATCAAGCGTATACGCTGCGTTATGATTACTATACGTATACGACTGAGCTTGATCTCTACAGTGATGTACCTGCTATCCCTGCCCAGTATCGTAATGTAATTGTGGATGGTGCAACTGCATTTGTGTATCAGTACAGAGGTGAGGCACAACTGTATGCGATTAACTTTGATCGCTTTCAGAATGGCGTTAAGCAGATGCAGTCTATAATCCTGAACCGCTACGATTATATTCGCTCTACTGTTATTGATAACAATAGACGCGGCTCTTACGCCTACTAATAAGGTATAAATAATGCCAGACCTATCAGGTGTACAGCCTATTGTATTTCCACTGCAAGGAGGTCTTGTTTTAGACCGCTCTACCTTTGCTATGGAACCGGGTATGGCTTTCGAGCTAGAGAACTTTGAGCCTGATACAAAGGGCGGCTATCGTCGTATTAATGGCTATGAGAAGTGGAACAGTACAGCAGTACCTTACACCGCTTCTGATACTGAGCCTGTACTTATGTCTGCCTTGTTTAAAGGCCAAGTTATTGCTGCTCGTGGTACTTCTGTATATAAAGCAGGTACAACTGGTGGCTGGACTAGCATTGATACAGGTCGTACTGGTGCAGGTAAATACGCCTTTTTCAGATACACACTGGCAAACACAGACTACATTGTATGGTGTGATGGTGCTAATTATGCTAGTAAATATGATGGTACAACAGTAACTGATCTTAATGCGACTGGTGCACCTACTAATCCTAAGTACATAGCTGGCTTTAGAAACACTCTGTTTTTTTCTGGTATGTCTGCCAGCCCACAAGAAATTGTCTTTACCGCACCCTACTCTGATAACGACTTTAGCCCTGCCTCTGGTGCTGGTAGTATTTTAGTAGATAGTAACATTACTGGTTTGGTTCCCTTCCGTGACGCTCTCTACATCTTTGCTGAAGAGCGCATTTATAGACTGCGTGGCTCTACAATTGCAGACTTTGTTCTTGAGCCTGTTACAAGAGAGATTGGTTGTAAGGCACCTAATACCATTCAGGAATTTGCTGGTGATATTATCTTCCTTGGACCTGATGGATTGCGTACAGTTGCAGGTACTGAAAGAATTGGCGACGTTGAACTTGGTACGCTAAGCCGCCCTGTTCAGCAGCTATTCGAAAATCTGAGTGACGTAGATGAGTTTGACTCTGTAGTTATTCCTGACAAGACACAGTATCGTATCTTCTTTGTTAACACTAATGCAAGAACCCGTGCTACTACACGTGGTGTTGTCTGTGTACGCAAGGGTGATACTTATGAGTTTGCTGAGACTAAGGGTATTCAACCTGCATGTACAGACTTTGTAGTGGCTTCGGGCCAGAGTTACATTCTGCATGGTGGCTTTGATGGTTATGTGTATAGGCAGGAAAAAGGTAACACTTTTGATGGTGAGACTATTATTGGTCGCTATCGTAGTCCAGACATTACAGGTGGTGATGCAGGTATACGCAAGAACTTTCAGAGAGTTATCATTAACTATGCACCAACAGGTGTAATTAACTCAGATCTCTTCTTGCGTTATGACTATGAAGCACCTGATGTACCTCGTCCTGCAGCATACCCCTTTGACTCTACTAAGGTTGTTGCTATCTATGGTACTTCTAATTATGGCACAGCCACGTATGGTGGTCAGTCTAACCCACTTGTAAGACAGCCCGTAGAGGGTTCAGGTTTTGCTGTAGCGTTGCGTGTGGTTGATAACGGAGTGTCTGCACCCTATTCCCTAAAGGGTTTTCAACTTGAGTTTGACTTGGGCGCACGGCGATAAAGGAGCTAAGACATGGCAGGTTATACCCGTCAAAGTACATACACTGATGGTGACATCATTCAGGCAGCGGACTCTAACGATGAGTTCGACCAGCTTGTTGCCGCCTTCAATGTTAATACGGGACATGCCCATGATGGTACAGCGGGTGAAGGCCCTGTAATTGGACTTATTGGTGATCCGGGTGTTACAACCCCCATCAATAAAGTTGTTGTAGATAATACCAACAATCGCGTTAGTGTGTTTGTTGATGTTGCTAGCTCTTCGGTTGAACAAATTCGCATCCAAGATGGTGTTATCGTTCCCGTAACTACAAATGACATTGACCTTGGTACAAGCTCTGTAAAGTTTAAAGATGCGTACTTTGCTGGTAATGTTTCTGTGGATGGTAACATTACACTAGGTGGCACTATCACTCTTGGTGATGCGGACACAGACAACATTAACCTGAATGCAGAGGTTAACTCTAACGTTATCCCTAACACGGACAATGCCTTTGACCTAGGTAGTGTTACAAAAGAGTGGCGCAACCTCTACATTGATGGTACAGCAAACATTGACAGCCTTGTTGCTGACACTGCTGACATTAACGCTGGTACGATTGATGGCACTGTAATCGGTGGTAGTACGGCTGCTGCTGGTAGCTTCACGACTATTGGTGCTTCTGGTGCAGCTACCCTGAGCAGCACTCTGGGTGTTACTGGTGCAGCTACTTTTAGTTCTACTCTGGGTGTCACTGGTACGACTACTCTGGGTACTGCCAATGTTACGACGGGTAACATCACCACAGTCAATGCCACTACTGTTGACACCACAAACATCGAAGTAACCAACATCAAAGCCAAGGATGGCACTGCCTCTGCTACGATTGCAGACAGCACTGGTGTGATGACTGTTGCCTCTGCAGTGCTCACTACGGCAGACATTAATGGTGGTACGGTTGATGGTACGATCATTGGTGGTGCAACCCCCGCAGCCATTACTGGTACGACTGTCACTGCTAACACAGGCTTCACTGGCAATCTGACTGGTAATGTTACGGGTACTGTTAGCACACTCAGCAACCATGACACAGATGATCTGGCTGAGGGTGCATCCAACCTGTATTATACTACAGCAAGGTTTGATACTGCATTCTCTGGTAAGACGACTACGGACCTCACTGAAGGTACGAACCTGTACTATACTGATGCACGGTTTGACACTCGCCTTGCCACTAAGACTACTACAAACTTGGCTGAGGGTACAAACCTCTACTACACAGATGCTAGGTTTGATACACGTCTTGCTACTAAGACTACGGATAATCTTACCGAAGGTGCAACTAACCTCTACTACACCACTGCTAGATTTGATACAGCCTTTAGCGGTAAGACTACGACTGATCTGACTGAGGGTACTAACCTCTACTACACCACTGCTCGTGCTAATACAGACTTTGATACTCGTCTTGCAACTAAGACAACTTCTGACTTGACAGAAGGTACTAATCTGTATTACACTGATGCAAGAGCCAACGCAGCTATTGATGCTCGTGTAACACAGACCTTCGTAAACAACCTGAACGTAGATGCTGCTACCCTTGGTGGTGACAGTAAAACAACCATCTTGGCTACAGCGCAAGCAGATGCTCTTGCCTTAGCAATTGCTCTAGGCTGAGGAATAACACATGGCAAACACATTTAAGAATTATACTAGTGCATCGGTAGGGACATCTCCTGTCACGACCTACACTGTACCTGCACTCACCACCTCTGTTACTATTGGTCTTAACGTAGCTAATACTACAGCAACGCAGATTACCATTGATGTGCAGGCTGCTGGCGTCTATGTGGTCAAGAGTGCTCCGATCCCCGCTGGGTCTGCCCTGTCGGTCTTGGATGGCAAGATCATCCTTGAGGCGGCTGACACTGTGGTGGTCACATCGAGTGCTGGGACCAGTGCAGATGTTATCCTGAGTGTTCTGGAGCAATCGTAATGGCTGGCTATATCGGTACAAAAACGAGCGTAACTGTTGTATCTGCAGAAACTGACAGTCGTTATGTTAATGTAACTGGAGATACTATTAGTGGTGATATTACATTTAATGGTAATGCCACCTTTAATGGTAATACTGTTGGTGCTGGCGGCGGTAAGTTTAAGGGTGAGAACGGCGAGGTTGGTTCGTCGGCTGGCGACATCTTCCGCATCAACGAGCAGACCTTGAATACAAACGTCACCATCGACGCAGACGAAAATGCTAGCTGCACTGGTCCCTTGACTGTGGCATCTGGCGTGACGCTGACTGTCACCAGCGGGGGGAACCTGTCCATTGTCTGAGATCAGAGCAAATACGATCAGCGATGCCGCTGGAACAGGTCCCGTTACGCTGACGAAGCAGAGCGCGGCGAAGGTGTGGGTGAATTGGACTGATGCAGGAGTTGTAAATGACAGCCTAAATATCTCGTCGGTGACTGATAATAGCGCGGGTAACTTTACCTTGAATTTTTCGTCTAATTTTTCCGCTACAACGTATGCGCCGACCATGTCGTGGGAAAGCACCTATTCCACTACAGCGGTTATTGCAATGTATTTAAATACAATAAAAACAACATCGGCGCTTCGCATAGGCTCTTACAACACAGGCGCGGGAGCTAATACAGATTGCCCTGAATACGGCGCTGCTATCTTCGGAGGCCTCGCATGAGCACAGAAATCTGGAAGCCCATCGTAGGTTTTGAGGATTGCGGATGGGTCAGCAACATGGGCCGCATCCGTAACAAGAACGGCAAAATTCGCAAAACGAACGTGGGCAATAG